CTTTGAAGATTTCGTTGGAACATGTCGCGAGTTACTCGACAATTATACGTCTATTTGTCAATCACCTTTGGTAAAGAAAATCACAAAGTTGATGTATTTTTGTTTGACAAAAGATTTGTTAGCGCACTTTGATATATCATATGATTCTCTTGGTTATAGTATACGTGAGAAGGAGGCTATATCACGCAAGCATAATTCTAGCACCTCTTTTGCTATGCACTTGGCGGATTTTATTGTTTTTTTTTGCGAGCGAGGGATACAAGTTTATAAAACGGGTGATCCTGGTGTAATTTTCCATTCTAGTGTAACATATACCAAATTTAAAAATGAATGTGAGTTATTACAAAGGCAATTTAAAAATATTGGCCGCGCTGAAGCGCTTGGCTTCACTGAGGAAGAATTTGACAAGAGATTGTCCGACGCCATACGTGTTGGCTCATCAATTGAAAAATATAGTGGTGATAATACTCGAGTTGAGCAACGTGTGGTCAGTTCTATGATTAATTCACTTCGTATGATAGAGGATGATAGAACCATCATGAAATGCAATGAGGAAGAGCGTGATCTACCATTCTCTGTGCTTATTTGTGGTACCTCGGGTATAGGGAAAGGTAGCATTAAGGATATGCTATTCAAATTATTTGCTGAACACAATAATTTGCCAAAGACACGCGATTGTCGGTATACACGAACACCTGATCAAGAATACTGGCCTGATTACAAAACGCATAAATATTGTATTATATTAGATGACATAGCTTTCTTAGCACCTAAATTTGCGATGGGTGTTGATCCAACTGTTAAAGAGTTGCTTCGTATAGTTAACACTGTACCTTGGGTCACGCCACAGGCTGATCTAGATAGCAAGGGAAAAATTCCGTTACGGTGTAAGTTAGTGTTAGCTACTACTAATACGGAACATTTGAATGCGTATCACTATTTTTCGTGCCCTTCGGCAGTACAACGAAGATTTCCATATGTAATTAAACCAGTTGTTCACCCAAATTATGCTACTGAGACGGGGGATTTGGATTCATCCAAAACAGATCCCACGAAATTTCCGGATTATTGGTTATGGACAGTAAAAAGTGTGTCGCCAAGATTTCAAGAGGACCAACAGGGTGAATTGGCAATCACGAAAACCATTTTAAAAAATGCTAGTTTGAAAGATTTTTTAAAGTGGTATCATGATGCTATGACTGCTCATAATGAAAAAGTTCAGACAATTAATGAAAGTACGGAAGTGATCTACAACACTGAAATCTGCAAAATATGCTTTGATTTAGAGTGTGTAGGTCATGAACAATCTTGTGGAAGTTCTAATTTTATGTATGATAATTGTGTTTACAACTTCTTCCTAGCTTTTTGGTACCTTTTGGTTTTTAAAATATTAGACTGGTTTTTGATCTTGGCAGATTTACCTCTTATCCGACTTGGTTTGTTTACTTTCGATCAGGCTTATACGTTCGATAGGTGGTTATACAAGTGGCTTTCGTACATTAGAAAAAAGAAAGAATTTTGGACCACGTTAGGAGACAAGATGTACAATCGATTTGGTATTAAAACTAAGACCATGGCAAAGCTTTTGGCAGAGCTGGTCTTCTTGTATGGTTTAATACGGTATAATTATGCCTGGTTTAAGATTGGATATAAGACGACTGATTACGTTATTGATAAGGTTACTGGGCGTAAGCGTAACGCTCCCGAGACAGATGATGTAAAAGAGAGCCAAAGTGGTGTTGTGCCTAAACCAGATGGTGT